AGTGTACCAATATTCGTATTGTCTATCGTTTGTTTTTGGTTTTCCAAAAAGATCGATCATATCTTGCTCATTCTCAATAAGCAAAGGTTCTAGTACAGGGCCTCTTTCAAAGGGGCCTACTATCGCACCTGTCTGATCACTTATGGAGTCAATTCTACCAACCGTAAGGTCAACTTCCCTAACCTTAACGCCTGGAGATACTAAACCTATGCCAGCCATGTTTTTCTCCGAAGTTCCACATTGTTTTACTAAATTTATTTATGAATTGCTACCTCTCTAAATGGGGAAACGTGACGTGAACACTACCAATCAGGATAAATGTCTACTTTTTCTTTTTTTCTTCTTCTTTGAGAAACTCGTTTAATTGAACATCGTTTACATTCATAAGCATAAGCTGATGGTACATTTCCTCTATCTTTTCTTGTTTTATAAAAATCATTAATTAATTCTTTTATCTCACCACACATCTTACATTTTCTCTGTTTAAAAAGTAAATGTTCTAATTCAAACTGATCTTCTATGTTCATCTATAATTCCACATATAATCCATATCAACTCCACCTCCCTTATCACCATACTCATCAGTGTACCAACGATCTCCGTCACCATCTACAAAACTTTCATCTTCCCTACCATCAACAATAAAACCAAACGGAGACATATCCTGTTCAATCTGATCTCTTTGATCCTCGTATATTCTTTTTCTTACATCTTGATCTGTAAGTTCTTTAAAATATTCTTGTTGAACCAACCATGCATAAATTACAAGACACATAGCAAGGTCATCATTACATCCCTCTTCTGCTTCAAATGAGTTATGTTTCTGTATGAATGTAGTAAGTTCAGATATGATGTCATAGTCATTGAATATTATCTTCTCATCTTCAATCAAAGTTTTTAAGTTAGAACATCCTACCTTCTTTACCGTCTTGGACATCTTAACTCCAAGTTGAGTCTTTTTACCTGAGAATCCCTGACCTACAATCTGACCAGCACGACCTCTCATTGAACATAATAAGAGATTATCATACTCTAAATCATACTGTATAATACTTGCAACCTGATCTCCAATATCATTTACCTCGCATAAGATAAAAGCATTGTTGTATGCCTTTGCAATATCCACAATGATACTGGGAAACAGCATTGGTTTTATTTCATTGTTTTTATACTTACCAATTACCTTGTGTGGAAATGATGTGATATCAGTAATTATAAATGCAGAGTAATCAATACCTACACCACGAGCCACGTCAACTGTAAGCACATAATCATGATTCTTAATTGGTTCAAAATAGATATCTAATCCACGATGACTCTTAATTGGTTCATCATAGACTAATGACTTTAATTTTGAAGAACTAATTAAAGTGTCAACAGATCCTAGAAACTCACACTCAAACTCAACACGAAACTGTTGTTCAGATGTGTTTGCAATAGTTTGTTCTTTCCATACTGAATCTCTGCCTGGCACTTCAGACCAGTGAACTTCAGTTGGTACATATTCGTTTTTCTCTCTTTCCGCATCATGCCACATTCGGTAGAAGTGATTCATACCATGTGGTGTGGATACAACTATGACTTTTGTTCTTTGTCCAGAAGATATAGTAGGATAAACAGAGGCAAAGAATTGATCAGCAATGTGATTCGGGATAAAAGCGAACTCGTCAAGAAAAATGACATTATAGGAGCCGCCTCGGACAGCAGATGCAGATGTAGACGCAGCGAGAATTTTTGATCCATTTTCTAACTCCAAAGAACCTTTGTTCCAAACAAGCACACCTTGTTGCATCCACTTTGGTAAATTTTCATATGCAAGTTGCAATCTACCAAGTAGATCTCTTGCAGTTGATGCTTTGTTTGCAAGTATTGCTATATTTACGTTATCATTAAAAACTGCATAATGCAACAAGTAAGATACCACAGTCGTAGACTTACCAGTCTGACGAGGCATCTTACAAATGTTAAATCTTTCGTTGTGAAAATTATTAATTAACTTTTCTTGAAATGGGTATAAACTAAAATTAACTAGACCCTCATCAAGAGAAACTATTTTAATATAATTCTTTGCAAAATAAACAGGATCATCCTTACATTTGATGAACTCCTCAATATTTTCTTGAGTAAACTCAACTTTTACATTCGCTTTCTTTAGATTTGGATTACCAAGATATACAGTATCAGACATAATAAATCAAAATAAAATTAACACTTCCAACGTCTTCTTGCTTGTCTCAATCTACTATTCGGATCTTTTGCAGCTTTTGGAAACTTCTTCATTTGTCCAGCACTTCTTGCACAATAACTCTTTCTTCTCTTCGCAGCCTTAGATCCTTTTTTAACTTTACCAGTTACAGCAGTTTTTAACTTAGAGCCTGGATTTCTGCGGCGATATGCAGCAACACCTTTTGCGGTCATACCAGCACCACTCTTTGTGGGTCTCTTGTGTCCAGACTTGACACTCATACCCTTCATGTCGTCCTCAGCAACATACTCTTCAGCAGTAGTGGTTGTGTGATCCTCGTCTTTTTCATTCTTTGAGAGATTTTTCTTTTTTTGTTTTTTTGATATCTTAGGGCCACCAACTGGATCTCCATACTCATCTCTTTCAACATCTTCACCCATCATCACGGTGGGTTCGCCTGGTTCTAGGTCTCTAGGTAAGAATGACATTACCTTTGCATCAGGATATAGTTTTTGAATTTCTTTTTCTATTTCCTGACGAGTTGGTCTAGATACAGATGGGACAAACATCTGAACCATATATGTTTTACCTCTCCAAGTCAATACAACTTTATATGTATGACCGTTTTTTACAAGACGAGTTTTTGATTCATTAGTTTCCTCTGGCTCTAAGAAGTTGACCTTCTCTTGGTCTTTCTTAGCCATTTTCTTTTTTGCTAATTTACCAGCGTCTCTCTGACCTAGATACTCGGATTTAGATTTTTTTTTTTCCTTCTCTCTTTTTAAAAATGCAACACCCTCATTAGTGTATTCAACTTCCTCTTTGGTTGACTTCTTTTTCACACAGTTATTATATCTCTTACCAAACATCATCTTAGTTCCTTTTTTCTCATATCCTTTCCAACACTTCTGACCTTCTTTGATTTCAACCATACCAGCTGCTTCAAGTGCTGAGACTTGCATTGGTGAGAATCCTTCTTTCTTCGTACTATTACCCCAGTTTGCAGCACCAACTTTACGACACTTGACTAAAGCGCCAGATGCATATGCACTTGGCCATACAGAGTATCTTGACTTGACCTTATGATAACAGGCATCTTTTGTGCCACTACCCTTGCCTTTCTTATCTTTGGCTTCATTAAAATAATTTTCTGACATTTTCTTCTTAGGATCTGTAGAAACGTTTGTTGGTTTTGCTGCACCAGACTTCTGTGGCTGATTTGGGTCAGCAGCTCTCTTTCTTCTTGCAGCACTATCTCTTTCCTTATCACTCATCGATCTTCTTTTAGAAGATGATACGCATTTGGGAGTTGATTTTTGGCCAGGTTGTCTAGCACACGGTTTGCCATCGTACTTACCACCAACTTGAACCCAACCTTTTACTTTGCGTCCAGATTTAGTAGTTCCACTTGATTTACCAAACCAAGAACGAAGACCTTCTTCGCTTACATTATATTTATCATCTTCAACACCTTCCATGGCCTGTTTGCGAATAGTTGCAAAGTAAATATTCTTACCTTCCTCTTTACCATATTGTTTCTGCATACTTTTTTTCATATCAGACTTGTCATATTTTTTCTTCAACATGGTATCTTTTCTTTTCTGTTTTGGAGTCATAGTTTCCTCCTCAATACCTCTTCTTTTATTGATTCTATATCTCACCGCCCAATCATCAGGAATTTGAAAATGTTTTGCCTTGAATTGGTTATGAAGAAGAGTTTCTGATATACCATTACGTTTTGCAATACCTTGCATCAACTGATCAACAGAATCATATGTAATAACTCCTAGTTTTTTCAAACCATCTTCTAACTCAGTCACAGCAACGGACTCTCTGATGGTCATGGGTCTTGTTGACTCATTCATTTTCTTAGTTTTCTTTTTCATCGAATTGATGTATTTTCGATATACTGCTGCTTCAGAGGTTTTACCCATCTCTCTCGCCCTTTGTTCCATAGCAACAGCCGCTTGAATCTTATGAGCATGTGATCGACTTGAGTTCCTAATCTTCGATACAGACGCT